CCTGGGCGATGTGGTAAAGCTCATGCTCAACCAGTGCGCAGAACTCCAGATCGTTACATTGCTCGCAGTGGTCAGCAGCCAGGGTGATGATGAACTTCGGTATATGACCGAACCATTCATGCATCTGCTGTTCCATGCGGGACTTCTGCCAACCTCCTGCTCGCATCATTACCTGCTCACACTGGCCCAGCACAATGCGCCCGCTTTTGGCGAATGAGCCAGAAGCCCACATGAACGCGACATCAGCGTCGACCAAGTGCGTATGGTCAGGGTTATGGATTCGGCCGTCTTCGGTGAGGATGTTATGATTTACCCATTCGCCGATTTCGGTGGCAGGGATCAGCCGGGTATAAGGCAGCCAGTTTTCGCCAGTGAAGTTGACGGGAGGGAATGGTCTGCGATTTTCATTTTCAGTCATGCAGAACAATCCTCTGGCCACCGAAGATACTTGCTCGGTAATTTCGACACCGAGGCATCAATAAACTTATATAAAACTCTGTCAATGGCGCTTTTCAGACACCATTTGCAGAACTTTATAATTACACCCGCTTGCCAATTGCAGGGCTAATCCGGATACACTTCTTAGTGAGCCAGCCCCAGCGCAAAAGCACTGAAAGGATGAGCAGCGGCTTCATGTATGGGCGAAGCGTAATTTCCGCCATTAGGATTCCAGTGGTGCGCATATGGATTACCTCGTTGTGACATTATCGAGCCACCTCTTGAAGTAGCTCTGTAATGCCCTATCGCGCGATCATTTCTTAACGCTGTCCGGCATCACCGTACCAACAACACCAGCCAGCGCTACGCCGCCAGCGATGACGGTTTCCTGAATACCCGGAGGCATCTGGTAACCAAATACGCCAGCAATGACCAGGATGATGCCGCGCCATGTTGACGGCTCTTTTAGCCGGTTAATGAGATAGTTCATAGGTTCCCCGTGTTCACGATAAAAAGACTTCTCGCTCTGCCTTGCGGCGATTGGTGAGGCCAGCCATTACCTTGCCGCCTGACCGGTTCCAGCGAAGGAACTCATCAGCAGCGCCTTTCACATCACCTGCATTCAGCTTCTTCATCAGCGTTGAGGTGGATAGCGCCCGCGTACCGATGTTGTAGGCAAGCGACACAAGCGCGTCGTACTGATTCTGGGTGACGGAAACTTTGAGCATCTTGCTTACCGCCTGGTCAAAGCTCACCACGCCAGTGCGCAGCAGGCGATCCGCAGTTGCGTCGTCAATCTTCATTCCGGGCTTGATAGGCTTGCCGTCTACTTTTCCCGTCCAGCCGTAGCCAATCGTCCAGGGATCACCACCGGTGCCCGGGTCGGGATATGCGGTTAACCGACAACCCTCAAATCGCTTAATCAGCGCGATACCGTTATTACTGATTTGCATCTTTAATCCCCGTCAGACGTTCCCAGAAATAGGTCAACGCTACGGAGCCCATCGCGCCGCTTATCCCCGCGGTTGCCAGAATCATGTAAATGCTCAGTCCGCTTTCAATGCTCACCAGGCCAGCAATAACGCCGGTAAACCCTGAAACCACCATTTGGGCAAGAGCATTGATCAAGCTCCATGTTGCCTTGCTCTGCTTCACATCTATCAGGTAGCGGACAAGTCCACCCCAGCAAGCAATGATCAGCAGAACCAGCCAGGACATCCCGGCAATGCTCTCTTTGTCTTGCATACGTTTAGCCATAGTTACCGCCTCCGATGAAAGATCGGGAAGCTGTGTGTGAGAAGGTCAGGGCCGTCGGGCTGATTTACCAACAAAGCGTCGAGGGTGATTCCCAAGGGCCCTGAAAATAAAAAAGCCTGCGGTTAGGCAGGCAATAAGCATGATGGTAATAGCAATATCGGTGATGACCGAAAATACCCTGGCTGGGTCTGGCGGCCTGTAACGCTGTTACAGCAGCGCCCCTGATGGATTGGATTATGAGCCCGTCATCAGGTCAGGCCATTATCTTGTGCTGGTTGACGGAATCGAACCGCCGACATCCTGCTTACAAGGCAGGCGCTCTACCTGCTGAGCTAAACCAGCAATCTGGTTCAGGGCTCTTGCGCGGCGGGTGTCTACGTGTCGTGCAGCACGTCTCTACCCAAGAGCCCTGACCGGATCGCAGGCATAAAAAAGCCCCGGCGGAATGCCGAGGCTAATTTTACAAACTGGTATGTGACTATCATCTTCATGCCGCCACTTAAAGTTAAGGCAGCATATCAAAGTAGACTCAAATATGACGTATTTAATTGACTTTTGCAAGACCCTGCTGCGAAAAAGTCGCTTTTTGTTGTGATCGTGTTCTCACGGCACAGAGAAGAGAGTCGCTATCAAGCCGCTTAAAAATGGCGCACATAGCCCGCCAGTAATCAGCGTAGTTATGGCACCAGTTATCAGGCTTAACGCCACACAGGGCTGCAAGGTCCTGGTGCTGATATCCATACTTACCCGCCAGCTCTGCTTTCACGCCCTGCGCCGCCAGCCAGATAAGCTTCTTCAGCCGCTCCATCGTCTTGCCAGCCACTTTCTTAGCGCCGAGTTGATCACGGAATTCTTCCCATGCCCACTGTGTTATCGCTACCTGATACTCAAAGCGGATGTTCTCGCTGTAGTTCCACAGCAACCAGGCTTTCTGATGCTCTTCCAGCGACAGCAGAGCCCGGCGCCAGCTGGCCGTCGAATACTCAACAGGCAAAACGAGAGCGATTGATGAACCCTTAGCGCGGGACTGGCTGCCGCTCATCGGCGGGCCATCCGGGTTAACCATGCGTTGTTTGACCTCGCTATAAACTTTCTTCCTTCCCCGGCTGCGCGCCGTAGCGGTGAATTGTGCGTTCTCTGCAAAAGCTACCAGTTGCCCTTTCGTCGCACCGCTCAGATCGGCGGTGGCCACTATCAGCTGCTGGCGAACATACTGGAGGTATTGGGTATTAATCATGCTGTCTCTCCCAGGGTCTGATAGATGCGGACAAAGTTTCTCAGTATGCGGTAGTCAACCAGTACGGTGCCGCGGTGCCGGCAGAGGCGAAGTTTTTGCCAGCGTTCGCGGATGCGTTCGATAACGTCACGGCTCATGCGGCCTCCTGATGGCGGGCGCGGCGCTTCTCCAGCGCGCGGGCTCTGCGGGTGAAGATGGATTTGATGCGCTGCAGGTAGGGAATATCGAATCGGCGCGGCTCGTTATCAGCCTCAAGGCGCTCAACGCGATCCAGGCCAATGCGTTCAATCAGGTGAATGCGGTATTCAACGGCGTTGCCGCTCAACTGCCGATTGCAGCGGGTGCATGCGGAATGGACATTGAACACGTTGAATTTCAGGTGCGCCGCCGCGCCACGGGAACGGTAATGACTGGCATCAATAGCGCTGCCGGTCAGGTAGTTGCTCTTGCCGATAAGCGGGTTTCCGCAGCTGACGCAGGGCTTACCTTCATCACGAATGCGAATGTACCGGTTAAAGGCTGACTGAGCCTCTTTATCCCATTGGGCCTTTGTCTTGAATGACTCTCGCTTGGCCCGGCGACGCTGGCGACCTTCCTTTTCGGATTCGCGCTGGCGCTTCACCGCCCTGGCCTTCGCCGCTTCCCGGGCTTTTGCTGTCTGTTTTTTGCCGATCGCGCTGGCGCATTCAAAACTGCATACCACCTGCCCCTCCCGGGCAGGATGGAACCATTCGCGGCAGTGGGCGCATTTACGGCGTGCTGGTTTACGCATGTGGCCTCCTTGCTCTCAGGCGTAGCCACTTCTTCTCGACCAGGCGGGCGGTGTAGTCTTTCAGGGTCGGGATATCGGAAGGCTTAACTTCGACCTTGCGCTTGCGGCGCGCCGGCACGCGGAAGATGCCGCGCTCCATTACTTTGGCGAGAAGACATTGCATAGCCATCACCCCGCAAAGCTCAGCAGCCGACTAGCGGCGTTTTCAGCCTCAGCCGGCGAGTGGAATTTGCGACGCAGAATGTAGTTCCAGAGCACATTCAGCACTGATTTGTAGACGCCGTTAAACTGGCTGTCGTCCATGCTGGCGAAGGAGATCGACTTTGCGACACGACGACGGCTGCCGTCAGGCATCTGGTATTCGTCGTAAAAGCCAGCCTGAATGGTTGCCCACTCGCGGAAGGATTCGAAGTGTTTCAGAAGCGCCATATCGCGGGAACGAGAAATACCGACAGAGGAGAGATACATCTCCGCGGCGTTCTGGAGCACAGCGCGCTGATCGAAGTCGGATGAAAGGAAGTCGATAAACCCGGATATGAGGGTGCGCTCAGCGGGCTCAATGAGTCCACCGGAAGGCGTCCAGTAGTGATACCCGAGAGTCAGAAGTTTGAAGAACTTCTTGTGGAATGCGTAATTCCGGGGCTTGCGGAACTCACCGCAAAGCAGTTGCCCTACGGGGATAAGTTGCAGGTATTCGCTGGTTCCCGGCTCTGCGGGAATCAGTACGTTTTGATAACTCTTCTCAAATTGCAGTGTTTGCGCCATGTGTCCCCACTTGGCGCCGGATAATCGTGTCAGTTGCTCAGGCTGACGAGGTAATTATCGCCCTTCCCGGGGATAAAAGCAAAATGAGCATATACGATAAAACCCCTCCGGAGAGGGGTTTGATTTCAACTGGAGGCTTTGCGTTCTGCTGGGGATTTAGGCATCAGTCGTCATCCTCGTCCCAATCATCATCATCGTCGTCATCGCAGGATGTGAGCAATGGATTCATTCGCCGACCTACCTGGCTAGCGTACCCGCGGCGACCGAGGTTGTGCAGCACGCCGTAGATTTCGAACATTTCCGTGCGCTCATGACCAATATCAAGCTCACAGGCCAGCGTGTGGCATTCAGTGGCTAGTGCTGATATCTTCTGAAGCAATTCGACCTTATTCACCTTTCACCTCCTGCGGGGCGGCTGAGAGCATGGCGGCGCGGCGCCCAGCTTTCCACGCAGATTCAGCCATCACACCCAGCATTTGCTTAGCCGCTGTGGTGTATTGGTTATGCTGATAATTCTCCTGCCACTCCCTGCCAAACCACGAATAGAAATTATCATCGGCGTCAACTACCGGCTGCTGCGCGTGGCGATAGAGCGGCGCTATGTTTCGCTCGAGGTCGGTAATGACGCTCCATATTGGGACTGACTCGACGCCTTGTTTCGCCATATCACGATAACTGTCGGCATACGCCAGCACAGGATTGCGATCCGGCTCGCTGTCCGCTACCGGCTGCGCTGGCGGCATATCTGGACCTTTGCGAATAGCTTTTGCCAGCTCGATAGGGTCATCGTAAAGCCAGTCTCCGGTCTCAGGGTGATTGGCTTCTGCCAGTCGAGCGGCCCACTCCAGACCGTCTTTGTGTCCCTGCAGGTAGTCAAGAGGCAAACACCAAGACTCGCTGTCCATTGCGGCCAGCGCCATTCGGGCCACTCGCTTGAGAATCTCTATGTCGGCAAACCCAAGACGATAGCCAACCTTTAAATCAAATACGGCCTGAATGCTTTCTTCTCTGGTTATGGTTGATTTGGTCATTGGTCACCCTTAGGCGTGCATACGCCACGTAGAGAAACGTCGGCATTGTTTACCTTTTTCACTTCGGCAAATGCAGCTCGACAGGCGGATTCTGTTTGAAACTCTTGAGTGGTAATGGTCGGGTTTTCGTAACCGCCGAACATCCAGATAATGAGCACCCACATCACTCAGTCTCCACCTTGATGCCAGCGGCGGCACGTTCAGCCTCGCTTTGTTCCCAAAACCACTTGTGAAGCGCCATAAGCTCTTCATCGAGCGGAGCATATTTGCGGTCGAAATATGCCTGTGCGTCTTTCTCCGCTTCATCAGGCAATTCGCCAGGCCCGAAGAGCGTGTTATAAATCCACGCCAGCCCGTTTTTAGCATCGCCAGTGGCCTGCCATTCGATGATTGCAGCCTGCATAACCAGGATATTTTTCCCGATCAGCAGATCTAGCTGCTGATAGCGCTTACGGATATATTCGTTTTGCGCTTCAAGTTCTGCGTTGCGCTGCTGCGCCTTCTCCAGCGCCTCTACCAGCGCGAGAACGTTGGCAGGGTTAGCCAGGGCGATGAACATAGCATCATGCGGGCGCTCTTTGCTGATGTGCTCACACACCATAATTTCATCGTGATGGCCTCCGCCAATACCACAACGACCGTCGTGGTATTGGAATGCTCTCCAGTTCCCCTGAGTGGCCTTCTCTGCTGCCGCTTTCAGGCTCTGCGCCAGCTCGGTGATATCAGTCATGCTGAGACTCCTTGAGCAAGAGAATCTCGGATTTTCACGGTCTCAGCGTTGTATGCGTTGGCATAAGCCATGCGGCGCTTATCCATGAGGACGACAAGCCGATATGCGCGAAATGCGTATTTGCGGTCGCCTTCCCGACCTTGCTCACGGAGGTGGTCACGCAACATCGTGAAGAAATACGAATGCCCTTCGCCGTCGATATCGTCAGGCCAATCAGTTTCTTTAAGCAGCCAGTCACGTGCTTCTGTGCATTTCTGGCATGTCTTGAAGTTGCTGGCATCGCCATCCTGGACGACAAAAACTTTCTCGTAGGTATCGCCTGGGTTAATGGCGCCGTAACATTCACAGCAGCGATGTAACTTGCGAGCCTTAACTTGCGATGAAGAATCAAAGTTGCTCATTTGTCGGCCCCCTCGCGCAGTTGCTTGGCGAATGCAAATCCACGCTCTGCAAAATCAAGTAAGTTCTCTTGCGCCTCCCACGCTTTTGACTTACAGCAAATATCAGCAGCGCCCTCCAGGGTATTCGCGAACATCTCCACCCCATCAGCCTTAATCCCGGCTACGATGCGATCGGTGGCGGGGGTTTCGATTTCAGGCTTGGCGTAAACAGGCCACGAATCACTGCCGTCATCGTTTTTCTCCCCCGGCTGCTGATGCACTGCAAGATACTCACCACCGCGATCTGGCTCTTGATATGTCGGCGGAATCGAATGGCAGGACAACCATGCATCTGGTTTGTTGAATGCAGCTTTCAGCGCCACATTCTCCGCCGCCAGCTGCTGGTACGCTTTCGCCAGCTTCAGGAACTTCTGCTCTCTGATTGACAGCTCGCCTGCGCTCTCCAGCGACTGAATGAGCTCGTTTACTGCCTGTAGTGTGATTGTCATTTGGAGGCTCCTTCGGTAAGCATGGCGATGATTTCTTCCGGGGTCTCTTTCACGTCAATGCGTTCTCCGGAGGTCATTTTCAGAATTGTCACGCCAGCGAAAAACATGCTGACGATGTGACCTGCGGCAACAAATACAGGCTCGTAGACTGTTTCAGGCTCCCAGCCATATTTGCCCTGGCGCTCTACCGTTCCCCTTTGGCTTAATTTGATAAATTTCATGCCTGCGCCCTCCCGTAAACAGCCAGTACCCGCTTCATCGCCGCACTGTTACGGCACTCCTGAAATATTCCGTTAGTGCAGCTGCGCGCGGTACCATCCTGCTCTTCCGGTGTCGCCAGGCGATAAGTCACCGTTCGCCAGACCTTGCTCACCCGGACAATCTTGCGGGCCCGCTCCAGATCGATAGCGTTCTTCGTGATGCAGTTGATGGTCATGCCGCACTCTGTGGCCACATCCTTCGCGGTAAAGGTCCTGTGCGTTTCGAGATAACGCAGAATTGCCTGTTTTCCTTTCATCGTCTTAGCACTCATAGTCAGCCTCCTGTTGCACCTGGCCGCTGTAGGTGAAATCTACCGGGTCTAGGCCTGAGTAGCGGCTGCTGAAGTGGTAGGTCTTTTCTGCCCCCGGCGCATGGC